GCCCCCGCGATAACCATACCCATCCCGATAGTCTTCATCTGGGCCCTCATCTGCTCAGTAGTCTTCTTTGTTACACCCCTAGCTTTACCGAGGGCTTTTTCTAGCGGGACAATATCTGCCCCAATCTTGACATAGACTTCTCCTAATTCCATTTACACCACCTAATACCTTTTAGGAACCCGCAGACCTCTCTTTCTAGCCCTGTCTACTAGTTCCTTATTACTGTACTTTTTATCTTCTTTCTGTCCCCCTCGTACCATCTTTTCTATCTCTGCGATGTTTCCCATATATTTATGGAATTGGTAAATACTCAAATCATTAATTGCTTCAGGCCCTAAAGAAGGATAGTACCGGGACAAAAGGGTAAAAGCGAGGTTCCAACTTACCGCTTTACCTTCTCCACCTTTGGAAAAGGGGTTTTTACTTCTCCACCAAGCTTCATCAATACTTCAGATACTTCCCCGATATTATCTAAATCAATTAACTTATCTACGTCTTCTAGTGTCAACTCTTTTTGTTCTTTTTGTAAGGCCTTCCACAGCAAAAAGCAGACCCCATCCATGGTCCCCATTTCCCTTGTTTCATCTATGGGGGAATCTAGGACTCTAGAGATCAGTTCTATCCTCTCTCTGGGCTCTTTCACGGTATCTTGGATTAACTTTATCTTCTTCCCCTTGCAATACTGCCTAAAATCTGCCAAATCCCGGATAGTTAAGACCCCGAGTTTGTATTCTTTGCCTTTGATCGAAAATGTTATCCCACTTTTAGAGATATCCTCTAACTTATCGGCCATAGTTTACCTCCTCATTGTTCTTTCAATTTATTGAGCTGTATCTTAAAAAATAAAAAAAGCCAGACTAAAAAGCAATTTATGCTTTTTCAACCTGGCGATCTGGTCGCTCTATCAATATTTAATTTTAGATTATCTAATGTTTTTTTATAAAAATCTTTATTTTATTTTTTCTTGTTCCTTCATATATTTATTAGCCTCACATATAGCCTTATAGAATTTATCATCTCTCAATATTTAAGCTGTATTTTAAGTACTAATCCCTGAACTCCAAAGATCGGTTTGAGTTTTAAGTGTCAAGGTTCCATCGCCTTGAAAACTGATACTCTGATTAATTAGTGCATCTACTGGGGTTGTCTCATCAATCCCTGTAACTACGGTGTCACCTTTCCAATATAGGGAAGGATTGCCTGTGGAAGGAGTAGATGTAGAGGATAAATAATTAAGAAATAGTCTTATTTCGCAAGTTTCTCCCACCCACATTTTTCCAGTGGTTATTGCATTATTGCTTGTCAAAAAATGTTTCTCTGCTGTAGCTGTCCAACTGGTTATTCCTGCAATATAACTCCTGCCACCCGTAGAGTTATCAAAGTTAGTAGTTTCTAACACATCCCCGGCATAACTCAAACTCCAGTTAAAAAATCCAAGTGCTTCAATGCCAGGCTCGGCTTCAGTAAATACTACTGCTCCCGCTTCTGGGGTTGATGACAACATTTCTTCACTTACTGTTAATTGTCCAGAAGTAACCGCTGTCAGGGTAAATATTCTATTATTTCCCGTTGAGGTAGTGCATCCTGTACATGTAACCAACATTCCAGAAGTATAACCTTCAGTCACAAAATTCATAGCCCCTGCACCAGTAGAATATATAGTTTTGCCAGTAGTAAAGACAAGCGACCCTGTAACAGCTGTATCAGTTATTTCGGCATTATAATATACAGCTCCAATTTCTCCTGATATCTCTGACATGTCATATCACCTCGCTTTTTATACTGAAGTACCTAATGTACCATTCCCTTGGAAAGTATAAGTTTGAGTGACTATACCATCCACTGGAGTGGCAACATCCATTCCAGTAATTATTATTGCCCCAGTAAATAGATTACTACTAGTTGAAACTCCTGTCTGTAGCTTAATCGTCCCAGTTCCGCCGGGTATCGCAGTATTTCCTGAAGACCAGAAACAATCATAACTACCTGTCCAACCTGTAAGCCCGGGAATATAACTCCTGCCACCCGTAGAGTCATCAAAGTCAGTAGTCTCTAACACATCCCCGGCATAACTCAAAGTCCAGCTATGCACGGAGGTTTCTCCATTGGTAAAAATAACTTTCCCGTTTATTCCGCTCATCTCTGCCATTGTTTAACACTCCCTTCCTTCTTTTATTTAAGACATTTTGTCCTATTAAATTTCATCGCCCACCGGTAATATCGCGTAATTCCTCACTCCGAAGAGGTTCCTATCTTCTGGTGGAATTAGAGAGGCCAGACCTTTTTGTGGAACCTTTTTACGAAATCCAGGAAAACCGCCTTCCTGTTTTGTTTTTAAAACATAAGATTCTTTTGTATTCTCGATTTTAATTCCCCTGCCCTTAGCTACTCCAATCCAAAATTCAACTGTACCTTTTTCATTTATAAAAAATTCAATATCTGCATCTGGCCTCATATCCACCCCATACATACCAATTGTTTTGGGGTTCTGCAGAATAGCCATAGCTATCATCCAAGCAATTACATTTAAGAAAAATCCCACCTTAAATTCATCTAGTATTTCTGTAATAGGTATTTGAGCATTATTTACCAAAGGTTTATATATCCCGGTAGTATAGACTGGCATACCTATTTTATTTATATTTTCAAATAGATTCATATCATCATCAAAGAAACTACCTCTTGGGTCATGTGCAAAAAATATTCTATCCACAGCGTGGTCCCGGTAGATTACATTCGACCCCCAGATCTCTACCCCTTCCCTTCCAGGGACTAAATCGGGGCACTGGTACCAGCTCGGCCCTTGAGCCAAAATTATTATTTTGTCAAGTCCTTTTACAAATTCGATACTTTTTTGCATCTTTAACCTCCTTTAAAGATTGTGTGCAATTTTTATAATTTTATATTTTAAAGCACTCTTGGTCTTCCCCCATTTGTATTTTGGGTCAAGTTGTAATGTATGGCTTCGTCCATCTATTTTTGCCACCATCCCATAATAGTTCCCTGTGCCCTTCCTCCGCATCAAGGTAGAACCCTTACTTAAATGGAACCTAATCTTCCTCCCTGTCGCCATCCCTAACCAGAATTCTATATTTCCCTTTTCATTCTGCATATATTCTTTGGAAGTGCCGAAATCCATATCGACACCGAATAGGAATAGATTTTTTGGCCTTTGCATTATGGCCAATGCCAGCATATAAGAAATATTAGTTAAGAAATATGCTGTCTCAAATTCCTTAATAACTTCCTCAATGGGGTACGGAATATTATTTTTTAATTCCTCATATTTACCTAAAGTGTATACGGGGAAACCTTTTCCGTTTGCCTCCTCGATTATCTTCGTCCCCCGGTTATATTGGGTAACATAAACATCGTGCATGACAAACAACCTGTCAACTTCCCTTGCCTTGTATATGTTGTTACAACCCCAGAACTCTGACTTTTCTGGTTTCTTTACTGGGCAGAATCCCAATGACTGTCCCCTACCCAGAATAAAGATGTTATCTAGTTCTTTTACAAACTCCATTTTATATACTTTTTTGGGCTCTTCCTTAACTTCCTCCTTAGTCCCTCCTACAATTACTTTCTCTGGAACTTTCTGAATTCCATTTTCAGATCCCATATTAAACTCCTTTTTTTTAAGTACTAGACTTTTGTACTTCAATACGGTATTGTACAAAGTAATTCCAGATATCACTTTCCTTTGTTAAATTACTAAGCTCCCTTTTCATGTATATATTTGAATATCCACTTGTATCTAAATCACACCAGTCATACAAATTAGTTAATGCTAAAAATGCCGTATTAATATCAGTAGAACTATTTTTCTCACTATATAGATTAAACTGTATGATATAATTTTCCATAGTATTCTCATCAGTACCGAATATCCACGAAGGCACATTGCTTATCAAATGGTATACTCCATAAGGGTATGCTGTCCCCTGTGGCACCTCGCTAAAATGTAGATGGCCATCAAGCTCAACATATAACGAACCAGCCCCGGTACTGCCTGTAAATTTGTTGTATAGTGATTCAAAAAGTACCTGCATATACCCTCCTTTAATAAGAGCAAGGCAATATTTTTTAAGTTAAGGTTACACAATCTCCACTATCTAATTTATATGTACCAGCCGAGGCACATTTAGCTATACTACAATTTACTGCAGTCGTTAGAGTCAAATCATCCGAACCATTTGTCAACGTCGTTGTATCATAACAAGTTAAATCTGCTGTTGTAGAACCACAATAAGTTGTCCAATAATATGGTTCTTTGTAGATTATCTT